CTGTAGTCTGAACTAAATTAAAAGTATCATCTGGCAAATCGCCTGTTTGCAATTGCGTTACACTTGAGATAGTGTTGTTTAAATTGGGTTTCAATCCTACAACATAATTCAAAGGCATAATGCGTATTTTACCAATATCAAAATTATTTCTTGAATAAGTAATATCGTCGAACTGCTCAAAGTTACTTTCTAAGTTCGCTACGCCTGTGTGCTTAATATTTATATAGGCTTCGTTCGAAACCCCTCCGTTTGTATCAATTGCTTGGATATACAAAGAATCAGTATTCGTATCCGGCACGGTGTCGGTTAGCTTATTGGCTAGTATCTTTATGCTTACGATGTCTGCAATCGCAAAGGCTTGAGGTAAAGTATTTGCCGGTACTTCTACGTCGTTGACAAATAACGTATTTTCGTCTTGGTCGTAGCTTTTAAAGATAACAACGTCCCAAGCGTACTCGTTTGGAGGCATTGGGTACATACTCAATAAGAAATTAAGCGGGAATACGGCTTTTTCTTTGAAGTCCAAAAATACTGAATTGAAATTATTCAAAGTAGGGCTTGGCACTTTGCGTTTTTTAATCAGCATTGCTTTAATGCTTATTTGGTCCTCTTTAGTTGAGAAGTTAACCTCTAACGGAATCCAATAACTGCTTAACTGCTCAACAAAAAATACCTTAGTTAGCGAGAAAGTCGCCGCTAAAATAGCGTCGTATCGCATAACCAAATTAGTCACGAGAGGTGTTAATATAAAATCACTATAGCTTTTATGGAAGTCATTAAAAACGGTAAGCATACTCACTGAAACCGCCTTATAAGACGATACGAAGTTAGGCATCCTGTTTGCATAGATTTTCGTATTGACTAAAGTGCTACTTATTTTATAAATTCGTACCGCTGAGGCTTCGCCTGTAGCCCCGTTGGCTCTTAGTTCGATAGTGTCGTCGTCTTGCACGTCTGAATCGTCAAACGTTAGCAAGCTACCGGCACCAAACGCACTCGATAGGTAGGTGGCTTTGTCTTGACTTGACAAGTTATTTGGGAAAAACGAATTAAAAAGCGTTCCAGAGTCTGAATAAGTCATTTCGTTACGCTTTGCTAACTTGCTTTGAAAGGTGTAATCGTTATAATTTACGAAATATTTCGAATAATCAACATAACTATTTTTGTAATTCTCGATATTAGTCCACTTATTAACTACAACGGTTTTATAGGTGTCATCTACTTCGGCATAACAGTTGAAAAAAGCAAGCGTTTGACTTAAGAAGTCGAAAGCGTTTAGCGTTGTTTCGAAAGTAGGTGCGAACCCTTCACCTGTTGAGTATATTTGATATACTCCTTGGTTAGGTGCAACGTAGTACTCGCTTACGTCGTTATTAGTCACAAAGAAGTCACCAAAAACACTGTAATTATTTTGGGTAAATATTAATTTAATAAGCTCTTGCAATTGGATCAAAAGAGGCATCTCCTCAATTACGTATAAACCGCTTTTTTCTTGGGTCTCTACTAAAGCCGTTCTCGAGGTTACCCCTTCGGACTTATTTACGAAGTCACCAATTGTCTTTTTATATAAAAAGCCCGCTGTAATAGCGTTTAAGTACTGCTCTTTAAGTTTTACCACTAAAGCGTTGTCGCTATAAAGCAAATAGGTTTCAATCTTTTCGAGTGTTTCCTTTTGAATCTTAAGTGTTTGATTGCGTAATTGTATCGAGCCGTTTAAAACAACATCAACGGTATAGCCGTTCATAAGACTTGCCACTTTGTTGGTAGGCAAATCGAACAACTCTAAAAGCTTTTTATTGTTTGCTGTTTTATCCAAAGAGATAGTATTCGAGTAGGCATAACGATCTTGAATACCATTTAAGTTTTGCGACTTCTTGAAGGTAATAACCTGCGTCGGATTAATATCGAGGCGAAAGCCTTTGCGGAATATTTCGATCATAACGAGATACCGTTTTCGTTTGCAATATTTACGGTTAGCGTGTATTCAAAGTCGAACTTTCTTAAATTGAAAGAGCCCGATACTTCACACTCACGAAATCCGCTTGGTAAAAGTACTTCAATTTTCGGAGAGCGCAACAACTCGAGAAAGGTTTCTTTTAACTCAATTTGCTTTGTGCCTGTTAAGCTCATTTGCTGAGTGAAGTTTCCCTCACGTTGCAATCTAGTACTTTGGTTATCTTGTTGATTGTAAAAGTTATTATTGATAAATTCCGTTTTGCCCCTGTTCCCTGTTTGCGCTTCTTTTTGCGTGTAAAAATAACAGTACCCCCCATAAGAGGTGAAGTATCTAAATTGCAAAGTGTCTTCGCAGTCCTCAGCTTTGTACTTAATACCGTAAACGGGAATAGCTGGGTTGTTTAAAGAGGTTGTAATCAACGAAGGTAAAACCATCGAAGCTATTTGCGTGTCAAGTATATCGACCGTAGCAACCCCCGTAATAGGTGTTATTGGCGAAGTAATCCCGTTGACTGAAACCAAAGATCCTGGAGCCGAAACAAGCTCACCAACGAACAAGCTCAAAGTATTATCGAAGCCCTCTGCGAATTCAATATACTTTGGGCTCATGTGGTTTATTTTGGTTAAATCTTTTTGGGTTTTAACCGCCTCACTTATTTGGCTAATCCCTAAAGTAGGGTAAAAGCCGTCTGCGTCTGTCTCGTTGTCGCTTGGTGTTTGTTCGGCAAAAATGAAAGTGGTATCAAAAATATACCCGCTATCGAATACGAACTCATCGGCGAAAATGTCCGCACCATTTTCGGCATGAACTGAAACACCTATAGTAAATCGCTCAATAGTGAATTGCTTATTTGACGAATCGAATTGAAAGCCGAAGTTATCGAGCATCAAAGCTTTTAAATATCCGGAAACATCGATACGGAAAACTCCACTTTCGTACTTTGGTAAAATGTTTTTAACGGTGTAGCGTCTTGTCGTGTATAAAGACTGCATTTCTAAATCGGCTACGAGGTCGTTAGGGTTTACGCCTAAGTCTTCGTCTGAGGTAAATTCGAATATAGCGGGCTCGTTAACATTGAAGAATTTTAACGGTTGTTTTTGAAAAGTAATTGCCATTGCTCTTTTATTTTATTTTTTAAGTCTGGTGTCGCTAATTCAATCACCTGTTTAAACGCTTCGTTGTTAATCGAGTCCGTAACTATGTTTGAGCCTCCTATACGAAACCACGTCGTGCCGTTTGCTATTATTGAGTTTCTTACCGCGTAAGGGTTTAAGTCTAAACCTTTTGCAGAAAGCCACGTTTTAATCTCTTCGATCTCTGGGTATGGTTTTTCGTCTGGTGCGATACCGTCGTTCAAACCTACTATGTAATCGAGTGCAAATATATCGATAGTTATTTGCTCAAGTAATTCTTTTTTCTCAAAGCGTACAGAGTTGTAAAGCGCTCGTGTCGCCACCATATCGTTGTCGACTATCGCCTGTTTGAGCTTGTCGATTATTGTGCTTTGTACCGCTTCGTCGATTGTCATACCCCGTGTCTTACCATGCACATAATTCCATGCAAGGCTATAAGTAATAATACAAATATCTTTACTTTATCCCTGTTCATATCTTAAATTGTTACTGTGAAATTAATCTCTACGCCTGTGTAGTTCGTTGCTGGCATCATCGTATTTACGTTCCACACTGGGCGGCAACGTATTGACTCGATAAGGTAATCGCAACAAGTGAAATAGCTTTTAAACGTATTGATAAAATCGATCGTTAAAAGCTCTTTAGTTATTTGCTCGAATTGCCCTGCTTTGGTATCAACTGTCTCAACTTCTTGTCGTGCGTCCGAAGGTTTGGCGATAGTAAGCATACAGTCATAACTCATTTGAGCGTATCTGTTTCGTGAGTTATTAACTATTGGGCCATAAGCGATCACCCTATTAACTCCAAAGTATAAACCGCTTGCGGGTTGTAGCTGAGAGCCTGCTACGTCTGTTTCTACGTACAACAAATCATTAAACGTAAAAATATTAGCCAGCACCTCGTCGGGGGTTGTGGCTAATACGCAAGAGAAAGTTTCGTCAATTGGTTTGAGTATCATTTTAAATTAAATTAAATTAAAAAGATACAAAAGAACACATCCTATAATTACCCCCGTAAGAAAGGCTTTAATAAAGTTAATTAATACCCGCATAGCTATTTCGTTTTTTGATTGTTAAAAGTATTGAAATTATCTAACTTAACTGCAAATATATCGAAAAGAATTGTATAAAAGTTAAATAGTTTTCTTTTATTATAATCTTGCTCGTTATAGTCAACGGCTATTTGCTTTTTATCCGCCCAATATTTGACGTAATAATAGGCTTGTAAGAGCTCATTTGTTATCCCGCCTTTGTTTGGTATGTTGTAAGAACTATTAACCTCCTCAACTAATGCGCTAAGGTTTATAATAGCTCTTTCGAACTTATGCGCAAAGGCTTTTTCTCGGATCGAAAAGTATTTACCTTTAGGATTATCGAAATTAAGACGATTTTTGAAGTCTTCGAAAACATCCTCGATAGGTTTTTGCTTCAACTCCAACCAATCGAAGGCGTTAACCTCTGCCATAATGTCGTCAATACTTATCCCGATAACAAGGTTCTTACAATAAAAATCCTCATTGCTTAAGATTATATTTTCCTCTTTATTTTTCATTCTTTAAATTGACGTAGTGTGCTTTTGTAAATAGCCACCATTATAAAAACTAAAATAAAAAACAAGACTTTGAAAAATAGCAATAGTTCCGGCACGTTTTTCATAAGCTCAAAACTATTAAAGCAATTAAGCTAATTGCCAAAGAGACAATTAAAAATTGCGCTATTTTGATATATAGAAAAGTTCTGTTTGGTCGTTGCTTAGTTGCCATCTTGCTTAGTTTTTTACCAAAGATATAAAAAATAATCTTACCCCCAACCCCCAGACGGTTTTATTTCGAAAATCATTCGCATTAAAAGGCTATCAAAGAAATCAGGAGACTTCCCTGTGCGCTCTTTGTGTTTGCTTTTCTTCTCAAGGCGTATTTTGCCCTCGTCGTCAAGTGGCTCTCGGCAAACGTTCTCTAAGTCCGATATTATTTGCTTACGGTAGCTTTGATCCTTTATGTAAATCTGGTCTGACTCGACAAGCTCTTTGAGTTTAAAGGCGCACTCTGCTTTTAAATTGCTATAGTTTTTACCTTTTAGCGGCGCAGCATTATTGTTAAATGCTTTTGCAGCAGTTAACTTTTTAAGGCTGTTAGCGGTGAACTTTCGTAGTCCATCCGCATCGTAAACGATATTCGAGTAGGGTACTCTGTCCTCTTCCGCCCATAGAATAATCTGATTACCGATTGCAACCTCATCGATTTTATCTATACACCTAACTTTCTCAATTACTAGTCCGGCCCACGTAGTCGCCACGAATGTGTCTGCGCCTAAATACGCGATGTCTAAAGATAAATAGCGTTTTGGTCCAGCCTCAACAAAAGAGTTCGTAAAAAGGTTGCATATATTGTCGTAGCTTGGTAGTAGGGCGTAAGGATTGCTTTCATAATCGAAATTAGCATGAATCAATCTTTGTATTGTCGCCTCTTCCCCTGTTAGCAAAATATCTCGAATGTAGTTTGCAACCTCCGGGCTCGGGTTGTCGGTCGGCTTAGCTAAGATAAACTTTTTTGACTCTGTTTCTTTGTTGTCTTTCCACGGTAAAAAGTATCGGTCGTAGACGTGCGTTTTAGCCGAGTTAAAACACTCAAGCATTTTCTTGGGTAAATTGTACTTATCGTTTAAACAACGCCCCAAACGGGTAAAAAGTATATCAATAGCCCTCCTATCTGTTTCGGCGCTCTCGTCGATTGCGCACCCGGTTAACTCTAATCCTCCGTAGCGTTCATAGTTCGGATCGCTTGGCTTGTAGGCGGTATCAATTAAGTAAATAACCGATCCATTATCAAAGCGAATTAAGTTTAATTGTTGGTTGTAGGTGTAGTGTATTTCATTTTGGAGTCCTGCCTCCTGAAATACCTTGAAAAGAGTTATTAACGAGGTTTTCTTTAGTGTTACGAGTTCTTTTCTACCTAAGCCCCAAGCAGTGCCTGGGTAAGTTCGACTCATGTACGTAAGCCAAAAACAAAGTAAATAAGTTTTTCCCGAAAAAGCCCCTCCGCCATAACCCACAAAAAGGGTTGTAAGGTCAAAAAGAAGTTTCCAAGCCCTTGTCTGTGTCTTTGAAAGCTTAAAGCTCCCCATCGTCTAAAATGATTTTAAAAACAGGGGCTTCGAGTTTTTCACCCCCCGAGGTAATGTCTTTTTTAATCGGGGCGTACTCACCATCCATTTTATTTATTTCGGCAATTGCTGCTTTTGCTTCTGCCCCAGAATAGTACTCGAGCTTTTGGATTCCTGCCTCTGTAATCACTTCTCTCCAAGTTGGTATTTCGCCTGTGGCTATTTTGCTCAAAAGCTCCATACGCTCGTGCTTGGTTAAAATAGCCTTTTTAAGGGCTTCTTTTTTTCCGTTGATGTATTCCTCCTCCAAAACGTTTTGAGCTCTTAGATTCAAAGCAGCGAAGCGAGAGAGGGCTTCTGACCAGTATCGGTCGAACGTTCGAGTTGACACTTGCCACTTTTCGACGAATTTCGAAAGACAGTCTGCACGCTCAATACCAAAATCCAAATCGGAAAGTATTTCGTTTATTGCGTTTTCGATATTTACCTTAGGTGCAGCCATGCCACAAAACTACAAAACTATTTTACATTTCAATCAAATAAACAAAGAAATTTGCAGTGTTTATATTTAACTCTTTGGTTATCAGCTTATTAACTATTCTCTAAAATATCCAAGAAACAAAATAAAATCTTTGTTTACGCTCTTAGCCGTGACTCTCATTGGGTTTAAGGTAAAAAGTAAACAAAGAAACAATAAACAACACGGACTTTGAAGGGACGGGGGAACAAACTGCACAGGTTCTCTACGCGTTATATATTACGCGTATTATTATATATTTATTATTATTATATATTTATATAATATTTATTGTTTATTGTTTACAATAGTAGCTTAGAGCTTATAAACATTGATACTTTTGCGTAAACAAAGATTGTTGCTTTTTGTTTACTTTGTATCCATTTTAAGCTAATTTGTAAGTATTTATAGACAAGACTATTTTTTAGTATTTTTATTGATTTGACGTGCAAAAATGCAAAAAGCCCAAATATAAGTTTGGGCTTAGTATTGTTTACTTTGTTTACATTTGCGTTTAAGTCAATAACCGCAGTGCTTCACGAGTAAACAAAGATTGTTTACTTTGCTTTTTATTGTTTACTTTCTTTTTATGCGCCAAAAGCCTATATCAGACTTATGTTTTAGTGTATTGAATTCTTGTTTTGACTCACAACCCCAATTACACACCTCGTTAACGTCTGGATAGTTCGAAACTATTATAAAAATAACCTTTTCAAATAGGTCGTTAATAACTTTATACCCAGCTCTCATGCTTTAGAAGTTGCTATTTTGTGAAATGCGGCTGCCATTTTTGCGTTATCGGCTAAATGAATACTGTTAATTTTACGCATCCAAGCATAAAATCTTTCTACGTTTGTCTCTTTTTTCATGTGATTTTTATTTTAATAGATTAATATCGTATGCGCTTGGTATCATTTGTTTGAGCATAAGCCTTGCGCTTGCTTCGCTCAGTGCCTCGATTACGATCGTGTCGCAATCTTTTTCGTTATCGCCGTAACGTCGCCAGTAAAAGAACTTAAACTGTTTCATCGGATCTAGTCTTAAGCATTGCGTCAGCTATTAGATACGCCCCCTCAGCTATGTATTCCCAAGATTGCCCCGCGCCTTGAGAGGTAACAACATTAGAAGTTATCGCCTGCATCGCCTTAGCGGCAAAGTAATCTCTTAAGGTCATCCCCGCCATATTTTCGCTTGTTGTATTTGGGTGAGCTGGAAAAGCTATTGGGTTTTTAATATTTGCCATTTTGTCTATATTTTAAATTAGATTTCAAAGATATAAAACTTATTTCTATATAAAAAATATTTATATGTTTATTTTAAATATTTAGCTATTTTGGCTTTTACGGCTTGCATAAGAAGTTCTTGCGTGTCACGCTTCCCGTCGAGCGTTCTAACTACTGTTTCATCCTCTGTGCCTTGCGCAATCAAATGATTAATAACAACACTACTCTTTTGCCCTTGGCGGTGCAAACGTGCGTTAAACTGCTGATATAACTCTAAACTCCAATTCAAACTAAACCAAAGAACTATCGAGCCTCCCGCTTGTAGGTTCAAACCGTGTCCCGCACTTGCCGGGTGCGCAAGCATTACTTGAATCTCGCCTTTGTTCCACTTTAATATATCGGCATCCGTTGTAAGCTTTACAGGCTTGTACTTCTTTAATCGAACTAACAGCCTTTCCAGTTCGTGTTTGTAGGTGTAAGCGATTAAAACGGGCTGCCCGTTGGCACTCTCGATAATGTCCTCCGCAGCATCGAGCTTCAAGTCGTGGACCTCGTGCCAGTTCTTCTCAGCATCGTAAACAGCACCCCCCGCAAACTGTAAAAGCTTATTCGATAACCCTGCAGCGTTCATGGCTGTGATCTCTTCCACGTCTTCAAACATTTCGAGCACCATGTCACGCTCGAATATCTCGTAACGCTTCTTAACTTCGGGTGGGAACTCAATAGCGATAAAGTTATCGATACGCTCTGGTAAGTTCAAATAGTCTTCAGACTTCATCGAAATACAAATATCTTTGATTTTATTATGTATGCGTTCGTCGGAGTCGATTTGCGGATCGTACCCAAAGCCGTTGTAGCTTTTACGGAAGTAGTTATCCCGGTAAAAAGTTATAGTCTTGCCGAGCCTGTCACCTCTATCGAGTAGGTAGATTTGCGCCCATAAGTCTATAAGGCTATTCGGCGCAGGCGTTCCAGTAAGCAGGACCACACGACTAAACGAGGGTTGCACACGCTTCAACGCTTTGAACCTCATTGAGGCGTGGTTCTTAAAAGAACTGCTCTCATCGATAACAAGCATATCGAATGGCAACATACCGCCACCGTATAAACCACATAGCCATGCCACGTTGTCACGCCCTATGGTGTAGATGTCTGCTTTGACTGCTAAGGCTGCTTTTCGCTTCTTTGCGTCACCTATTACCTTACTTACTTTTAAGTGCTTCAAATGCTCCCACTTCTCGACCTCTTGAGCCCATACGGACTCAGCCACACGGCGCGGGGCGATAACAAGCACTTTACTTATATCGAGGTTATCGTAGATCAAACGGTTAATAGCTGTGAGCGTTGTAGTCGTCTTCCCTAATCCCATTTCTAACAAGAGGGCTGAGTGAGTGTTGTCTATAATGTGGTCAACTCCTGTGTGCTGATACCCGTGTAAGTTAGTTTCGTTTAGCATAATTAAAGACTTATATCAGATTGAAGTATGTGCGTAATTACATCTACGGTCCACCCGTTACCAAGCATTTTATAGCGTTGCGAGTTGCTAACGTGCGCCGTGTAATTGTCCGGAACGGTTTGCAAGCGTTCACATTCTATTGGGGTTAATTTACGTATGTAACCCTCGATTAATATACCGTGTTTGTCTTGTGCAGTTAATGTATAGAATTTTCGACCTTCGTTAAACCTTTGCCCGTTTTGCCTTTTGTCTACTCGGTCGGGAGTTATGCACCCAAATAAGTACTGCCCCATTTTTGCAGCCCCTCCTCCAGAGTCTCCGCAAAGAGTTACGGCTTTGTCGTGAATGTAGTAAACCCTATTCGCTTGACTATCTTTTCGGAAATACCCAACTTTACCCCTTTGTACTTCTTTGTCGAGTATAAGTAGCGTTTTCTCGAAAGGTACTATATAACTCTGTAGCTCTTGGAATAGGTAGCATGCGTCGGTGGGTTCTTTGCTATACCCGGCTATTAAGGTCCCTATTTTATCCTCGGTATCTGGATTATAAAAAAACCCTTTGCCCCTCAGACTATTTAAAACTCTGTCTATTTTAGAAATGGAGAGCCCGAAATGTTCATTTTCGTGTACTATATCTTTCAGCATAATACCCCTATCTTTTGGCTGCGTAACATCTTCGAGGTTCGTCCAGTATAAACGTTTTCGGTTTTGTGCGGAAACCAAAGCGGAATTAATTTCTATAGGCTCAAATCCTAAATACGAAGTTATAACGTCCTGGTATTCTTTTTTCATTTTAACGTTTTCCAAAAGGAATTTAACGTTTGGGTTTTTTACTCGTGCTTCTTTTAGTAATCGCACAAACTCAAAAAACAATTTACTCCTCGGGTCTTCGAAGTTCAACTGTTTACCCGCAAAACTAAAACCTTGGCAAGGCGAACCCCCTATAACTAAATCCAAAGCGGGCAAATCTATCGCACTTACTTTCGTAACATCCCCTAACTGCTGCGTGTTTGGGTAGTTGGTTTGCGTTACTTGTATTGCATATTTGTCTATCTCACAAGCGAAATAGTTTTCTATTTTAAAGCCTGCTCTATTAAGGGCTATCTGTCCGCAGCTCATGCCGTCGAATAAACTAAGTACATTCATCTGTAAAAATTTATAAAATTATTAATCCCCTCTTTGCTATCCAAGACCTCAACTCGAAAACCTATCTGTATCAACTGCTTATGCATCACTTGCTGTATTGCACTTGCTTTCTTGCCTGTTGTCTTCACTTCCACAAAAGCAACCACGCCGCCCGGTAATAATATAAGGCGGTCGGGAAGGCCTGTGACTAATCCCGAGAGCAGTTTAACCGCCCAGCCTCCTAACTTTTTAACCTCTGCTACTAAATACTTCTCGAGTACTTTTTCACTTTCTATCATGTAGTCTTTTTATAAATTTATGTTTAGCTAATAGGTAGGCTATGAAGTTTTGATAATACTGAAAAATTGCCTCACCCTCATTTTCGGCATAAGCTATC